TAAGGGCTGTAGCCTCTTTGTTGAGGTCAATCTCATTAGACTTAGAACTATAAGAGGCCTTAACTTGTCCTTCAGCTTGAGCACCCTGAGAGGCTACAGAGCGTTGTAACAATTTAGCTGTATTACTATTGCTATCCATTGTTTCACCTATCACTGTAGCGGCTGTGCCTATCTGAGTTTGTTGTTGCATTTTAATACTGGTTAATTGATTAACTGTAGAATCAAACGCATCTTGACGTTCAATCTCATAATTCTGAAACTTCATGTTTTGAGCCTGTAAGGCAGACTGAGCCTTTGAATTAGCCGCATCCATTTGAGAATTGTAATTCATTACTTGACCCATTATGCCTAAACCTGCACTTACTGCAAAACCCATTTAGCCCCGACCTCCTCTCTGTACATGATTTGCCTCCCAACCATAGCCAATAACACTAATCTGACTTGGGTCCTGTGAGGCTACTGTGATACTTGCATCCTTAGAGTCAGCCTGTACAGGAAACTTAAAGGACCCTGAAGCAAACGGAAGAGCACCTAAGATATTTGTTGTTTTCCCTAAGGTCCTTGAGGTCATACTATAGCAATACATTCGCTTACCACTAATTGTAACATGAACATCAAAGACTCCTGAGTCTTCATAATTTATCCATGCAGACCGTACCTGAAGGGTTCCTGAAGTATCAGCCTTGACTCCTCCTTTACCATCATCATTCTTTATCATAACTTCACTAAAGGTAGCGAACCATTTAATTAATTCACCTACAATAATGACTGTACCTTCTTGGTTTCCATTAAGAATTATATCCTTATCAAGGTTGGTCTTTGTGGCTTCTGTGTACTTTCCATCAGTCGCCCCAACAGCACCATAATCACCTAAAGGAACTGAAGCATTGTAAATAACATCTAAAGGAACCACGGTGGTATTAGAGTCACCATCATAAAAACCTACAGGAATAGTGTAGTTTACCTTGCGGTCTAAGAAAATCCTATAGGGTTCTATAGAACTATCTTTAGTGTTAACCGTGAAGGTAGCCTCTTCGAGACTGAAGGTTGTCCCTCTCTTTGTGATGAGTGATAATTTAGAACCGAAGAAACCTGCACCGACTATCTCAGCAGTACCAAAATCCCAATAAGACCATGAAGCCTGAACACGTTGTTCGTCTGCCCAAAAGTACTTATAGACATAAAGTCTGTTAGGGGTTCCTGAAGATAATGCTATCAAGATATTCTCTGAGGTCTGACCAATTAATTTATATACTGTATTAGGAATGAGGTTAGGTACATGCCCGGATATATCCTGAGCGTTCTTTACCGCTGTTACATCTTCTACGATATAAAATTCCATGATGGAAGATTCTTCAGACCTCTGATTTGCAAAGTAAATCCTACGACCTACGGATAAAGGCTTACATGCAGGTATGCAATCAAACTTAGTGGTTCTATTTATCCTGAAAGTCTTAGGGCTGAACACAGAATCTGAAGAACCTACAAACTGAGCCTTACCACTAAATAATAACAATTCTTCATTGAATACAACTGCATGATAGAGGATAGCAACGGATTCATCAGGGACCGCTTGGTCTATCATATCATTGTCAAGGACCGCGGTTGCTGTGGTCATCCAGAAGTTAAAGAACTCTCCAGACTTACTCAAGATTACATTCTCCCCGGCTAGGACTCCTAAACGGTTCCTTACGAAGAATATATCATTGAGGGTCTTTCCTACAAAGGATGCTATAGGGCACGAATCATCATCACCAACGAGACGTTTATCCCAAGGAGCCTCTTTGCACGTAAAGGAACCATCTGAATTTCTTATCAGTACATGAGGCATTGTAGAAGCATCATAACTTGCCAATAAGGCAGGTCTTGCACATTCTACCCAACAATTAGAAGCAGAGTCAAACTTAACGTAATAATCATCTGTATTTGCTTCATTGTTACCTTTAACGACTATTGTGAAACCATCAGGAGCAAATCGAGGTAGGTCCGTAAATTTCTGAGTGGCGTGTAAGAATCCTAACATAGCTGTATTATTGAAACCATCAGAGGTCTTAAGGCTTGTTACAACCTGATTAATATAAATGTAGGATTCTCCACGTACATTAGTGACCCCTGAGGCTGTCAAGGCGTTGCTTAATTGTGTTGCTATATAGTTAGTATCAATACTTGTTACATCAGTTGCCACGGAGCCATTAGGAGTAGTATAGGAGGCCTTTAAGACTCCATTAATCGAAATTGTGTATGTTCTCCCATATTGACCAGATTTGATATTTATTAAGGCACCTTGAGTCTCCCATACATTAGAGGTTAACTCAGAGTTCATTTCAACTTCTTTATCTGTATTAATTACAAAAGTATAATCTGCAATTGTAACAGCTTTTAATTTAGAGCGTGGTGTTGCTGAAGTAATATAACTCAAGGCTGACCCTTCATATGTTATGGTTCTTTGAACTCCTTCAGAATCCACGATGACCACACTTGAACCTGTAAATAACATATGGTACTTTTCAAATTCATCACGTTCAATAGAGTGAATCATAGGAGTAATATTAGGAGGGATTAAGTTATCTGCTAATTTTAAGATAAGTCTCGTAGGTGGTCTCTTTTGGAGTCCTTGAGGTCCATTAGACATACCATTACATTGTTCCTCAAGTTGCTCAGGAAACCTTAAACGTTGTGGTTGTTGTGAGATACCTGCAACCAAGTTCTTTACGTCCTGTCGAACTAAAGACATTCTTAAGACCTCCTAATTGCTGTAATATCTTCATTTTCAAATATGTTATAAGCATTGGATGTAATTTCATTTTCCTGAAGGTCCACCCATGCATCCATACGCATTTGTTGAAGAGATTGAGCAATGTTAGGGTCATTAAGAAATTTCATTTGGAATTGTTCAGAGGTCTTAGCTACAATGTAATTCTTGAGTTGTTCTGAACATTCCGCGAGGTCCATAAAGAGAATCATTTGCACTGTGATAGCACTTGTGAAGATGAATGTCTGGTCTGTAAGATTGTAAAGGTATTCCCCTTTACGTACTAATTTAAGACCTCCTGAATCTACAATACTTAAGAAATTACTATTCCACATAATTTGATTTGTATTAACATCAGGATTGAGAATATAAGAATCAATTATATTAGAGGACCATCCCTTTGCTTGCTCTTTTCTACTCACTGTCTCAAGTTCCCTTATGGCATTAATAACGTTAACATTGGTGGGGTCTTCTATAGTATCGACAGGGGCATCCCCAATGGAGGATAGAACCGTATTGACGGCCTCAAGATTGACTGAAGTATTATCTAACATCGTGTACTCTCCTTTCTTTCAAAAGCTAAAAAAGGGACCTGAAGAGACCCATTAGGTCAGCCTCAAGTCCCTTTTTGTACTTTTATAAATCTTAACTTAATGTCATTGTAATCATGCCAGTCGCTTCTGGACGTAAACCTTTATGACCAATTGCATATTTGGCTACAACCATATCAGCCTGATACTCGGTTCTTCGTGCAGTTTCAATCGCCAAAGATTTAAGCATCAGAGTACCAACTGCTGTACGGTGGCAACATAAAGCGACACACGTATCTTTGTAAGTAGCCGGGAATACATGACCAGAACCCTGAAGAATGTCTGTGGCATCAGCACCACCTGCTGTAAGACCCGGAGCACAAATAACATCAAAGCCAGAGACACGATTAACGCGACCTTCTTGCACGTTACCTTGGTTGCTGTAATCTGCATTAATAACAATTTTAGCCGCAACTAAAGAAGCCGCAAAGTCAGGACGAACATAAGCTGTACGGTCCGTTTCAGGAATGTAATTCATATCAAAGTGATATTGCATTTCAAGTAAAGCCTGCATGTAAACAGCCCCTTTTGCTTCACTAACCAAAGCAGAACCAATAACATCAGTCTTTGCAACAATTGTTGGTTTTCCTAAACCTGTAATATTTTCTGTATTGGACACAGCTAATTTTGCAATCTCTGCTAATACGGAACCATCAGCGGCCTGAGCCAAAGCTTCGCCTAACTGAGTCGTATATTCACCGCGTACTTGGTATTGTGACAATGCATCATCAATATCAGTTATCATACAATCAGCAACTAACAGACCATCAATATTGATAATAACTTCGTTGGTCAGGATTTTATCTCTATTTTTATCTAGAGAATTCCCCGGAGCCAAATATCTAGCTTTTGTACGACCAATTACAGGGAACGCGGCAGATTTACCATGTTCAATATTACGTGTCATATGGCGGCCCGTAGTTTTACTAGCACGAGCAAAAGCGGCTAATACTTCGCCACCAAACATCTTAAGATAAATAGCTAATTGGTCTCCTGCACCTAATACCTGACCGGGAGCCGCTACAGTTACAGGGTCTCCAACAGCAAACAACTGTGTGTCAAATTTAAAATCCATGTTAATATTACCTCATTCGTTTTAATGTCATAGTTTACAGACCTTGCCAAGTCTATCTCTTTCATTATGTGAACCAATTAGAATGGAGTTACAGCTACACGAGCCTCAACGCCTTTTCTATAGGACACATCAGAGCGATAACGAGGGTCATTGATAGCCTCAATCATTGCTTTCTGACTTGTGAATCCCTGTGAAGGTACAGCTTGAGGTGCTCCACTTGTACCCAAAAGAGAAGCCTTAGCGGTTCCTAAACGACTCTGAATATTACCTTGAGCATTTTTAATCATAGATTCAATTACTACAAGATTTCCATTGTTAATTGCTTCATTAAAGGCTGTAACATATTGAGGACCCTTAGCTTTAATATCTTCGGTAGCTTTAGCATAAGCCTCAGCACCGCCTGCTAGATTCAATACACTATCATGATACTTTGTGGCTGTTGCCTGAAGACCAGTAATATAAGCATTAACTACACTTTTAGGATACCCGGCTTTCTCAAGAGTTGCTAAGGACTCCTCAGAGAATTGACCTTTATCCATGTATTCTGTTTCTAGGACCTTAAAGTCAACGCCTTTAGCTGTGAGGTCATTTTCGATATCTTTAGCGGTATTCTGAGCCTCAACGACCTCAGGAGCATGACCTTCAGGAACATCAACAGCCGGAGGGTCTGTTTTAGTTTCCTCTGGAGGTGTCTCAGCACCTTCGGTAACTGGTGGAACTACTGAAGCTTGTTCTTCTTCAACGAGTGGAGATTTCCCCACCTGAATAATATTAGAGACTCCTGCTTTTATCTCTACTGCTGACTGAGCGGCATCTGAAGCCTGTGCTTTAATAGAAGAGGTACCATAAAAGTCCTCAGGAGTACCTTGAGGGTCCTCTGCAAATAACTGCATATCAAATTTCATTATCTTAATAACTTCCCTTCGATTATTATTGTTGTTGCTGAGTCTGTTGTCCTTGCTGTTTAGCTAATTCTGTAGCCACGCCCGGAGCAACACTCTGAGCCATTTGTGTTTGTTGTG